GCAGAAGCAGGCTCATGACCAAGAGTATCCTCACCCCCGATCATCTCCATCGCTTCCTGAATAACTTCATCTATGTCCAGATTAAAGTTATATGTACCTGAGACTGCCATTATATTTTAAACCTTTTCGTTTTTACTGCTATTATTTTTGGCTGCTTCACGGACTGTTTCTTTGCAACAATCCTTTTCATCTTTATCTCTATGGCTACTACATATCGCTTTGTTACTAAGAATCTGATAGTCTTCTCTGGTAACTATCTTTTCATCGTCTTTCCAGAAGTCTTCTCCAAGTCTACCTGTCATTATTTTCCAACTTTCTTCATTGCCGCTCTGTGCGAAGCTCCAAAGCTTTTACCAGTTCTCATAGAAGTCCTCATTTCAGACATATGTTTTTTACTATGGTGTTTAGAATGCTTAGCTAAAGCTGTCTTTTGGCTGGGTGTAATTTTTTTCAACTAACATCTCCATCTTTTTCTGGCTTGTCTTAGTCTGCTATTAGGATTCTTAGCAGCCTTGGGAAACTTCTTCATCTGCCCTGCGGATCTTGCACAGTATGACTTACGTCTTGCTGCTCTCTTACCTGTAGGTTTCTTTTCAGTTACAGCAGTTTGTAGCTTACTTCCGGGATTCTGTTTACGATACTTGGCAACACCTTTTTTGGTAAGACCAGCACCTGACTTGGTGGGGCGTTTCATCCCTCTGCCAATAGTCATGCCCTTCATGTTACTGGGTTTTCTTTTTTGCTTTACTACCATATGTATACCTAAATTTTCTTTCTATATAGTTGCAAAGATTATTTATATATTCATTAAAATCTTTATAGTCTTCTTTTTTAGGTTTAGTTCCTGAATTATCTATTAAACTATAATCATCGTAGCCTTCTTGCACAGACTTATTATACTTAATAAGAAATTCCTTGGTAAGCATTTATAGTTCTAGTCTTCTATTTTAAAAGCTTTGCCCTGCTGGTAGTCTTCATCGACTACCACATCCTGCGGCGGTCCCTTCACAGCCGGTCCCTTACGTGCAGCACCAAAGCCCTGTCCAGTAGGACGACCTACAATCTCATCAAGATCAATGGGTCTCTTTAGTAGTGTATGCGGTCCCATTATGTTATTCTCCTTTTAGGTTTTTTACGTCTTACCTCGCTAAGTGCGATAGCAATTGCTTGTTTATTACTTGTAACTTTATTGCCGGAACTACTTTTAAGTTTGCCCAGTTTATATTCTTTCATAACATCCTTAACTTTTTTCTTACCGGGATTAGTAACCTGTTTTCCTGTGCTGGAACGATTAACCATTATTCTAGGATTTCCTTACAGCACCACCGCCACGTATGGCAGCACCACAACCACGTCCTATTTTACCACCCTTCTTACGACTGACAACTTTACCACCTTTTTTAAGGCTTCTTACACCCTGACCTTTTCTTGTAGCCATTTTATCAGCTTTTTCTCTGATATTTAAAGGTATTTCTTTACCTTCTTTTTCAAACTTATCTACAAGCTTTTTATATTCATTATAATACATTCCTCTTATAGACTTGTCTTCTTGATTGGGGCTGCCTGCTTCTCCAGAATCTTGTGTTTCTTGTTTAAATCTGCTATCATATTCTTTACCTAATCCTTGACCATACGAATCTCTTCTCATAACAACTGTATTAGGGTTTCGAATACCTTTTCTAGCTAAGTCATGTGTAGCTACTTTTTTTGCAAGCTGGCTATTTGAAAGTTTTGAAAGAGAATTTTTAAGCTCTTCTGTTTTTTCTCTAATAGTCTTTACCTTATACTTAGCCATAACTAGGATTTCCTTACAGCACCACCGCCACGTATGGCAGCACCACAACCACGTCCTATTTTACCACCCTTCCTACGACTGACAACTTTACCACCATAAGCTTTATTTATTTTTAAATACTCTCTAATTTTTTCTTCATCTACAGGTTTTGTTTTGGATCTATCTACAGATTTTCTTTTGGGTTTGGAAACATCTTCAGGCACTGGAGGTTTTCTTTTGGGTGTAGGAGCGCCATGCATTTCTCCTTGCATTCTTCTTCGTAAATCCTGACGCTCATCTTTTCGCAGCTCAGCTTTTTCAATTATACTTTTTTGCTTTGATTTGGGGAGACCTGTTAATACTTCAATAACACTTTCAGTAGTAGCTGCTCCAGCAGCAAGTCCCCCGGCAGCGCCAACCCCACCGCCCTTAACCTGACCAAGATCATACTCTCTCTGACCCCGAGTGGCCATTCGACTTGTTCGCTGGCCTGTGTTAGCAGGAGTTAAAAGTCTTTGAATTTTAAAAAGATACGAAGGATTACTCATAGCCAGCATCCACTACTCTACCGCCAGACATTTTGTAAATAATCTTACCACCATGTTTTTTCTTTATCATTTCTTTTTCTATATAGCCGCCACCCATCATACCAATATTTTTATATTCTTGTTTTGGCTTGCTACCCTTAAGCTTCTTTTTATCTTTTAGGGCTTCAATTACAGCATTTTTTTCTTTAGCTATTTTTTCAAAAAACTTTTTTTCTTGTTCAGGAGTCATACCTGAATCACCAAACATTTTTTTTAATTTATCTGACATTATGGATTCCCCTGTATAATTGTATCAGCACCGCCAGCAGGAGAAGCAGCCACTTGCATATCATCCTGTCTGGTACGTCTTGCCTGATTACGAAGTTGATCTACTGCTGTTTGATATTGTGTTTGCCACACCACCAGATTCGGCCAGTCCTTCATATACATGGTTGCCTGTATCATACAACCTGCAAAAAGAGCATCATAACAATATTCACTAAAGTAGTTTGTGGTAGTTACACTGGTTCCTGTAGCAGAGGCAAGAGCAAGTGGTTGTGATTGAGATTCTATTTCCACTGTAAGTGCGGAAACCGGGGTTGGTACAATTTTAATACTTGAATTAGTACGTCGGGTATAGTAACGTGGTGTTCCGGTGGAAGCACTGACAGGCCAGTAATCATTAATATATTCTGTTGTTCTTTGAAGAAGGTTCGTCACTGTGGTTCCAGTACTTACCCTGTAGTTTACATTACGAACAATAAGAACTCTGTCGTTCAAAGAAACAGTTCCAGAATTTCCTGAAGATACTGAAATATTTGTATACTCATTAAGACCAGTATCATCAAGATCTTTGACTAGTCTAAATTCTGTCTTCTTGACAAAAGCAGATACCTGCGAAGAAAACTCTGCTGAGTCATTCTCCGTTGTGTTAATTAAATCTGTTTTTAGATAAGAGAAAGAAGGCATATTAGCCTACATATAGTGTAATAGTAGGTGCCATAGCCGCAGCGCCAGAGGTTGCAAGACTTACAATCCCATGTACACCAACGCCCATATCTCCAATATAAGTATCCTGTGAATCAGTTGCGCCAACACGCCACCTGATGGCAGTTCCAACAGCTGTTTTATTCGTAATCTGCTTCGTGCCTTTGATAATAATATCTCCAACAATAGTGGAGTAGACATGCATTGCAAGAATACGAGTAGTGGAGGGGATGGGGCTGCTGCCTGTACCCTCATCGCCCAGCGTAAGGTTAGTATCTATATAACGGAAGCCAGTTATAATCGCACCATCACTACTTACATTCTGGGCTACTTTAATATTTGTAGACATTTTTTTCCCCTTAGTGGTAGTAAAGAGAGAGTGGCATTATACCACCCTCCCTTACTATAGTGTTAACCAGCACTACCGTACCAGCCACGCCAATCCGAAACACCAAAGCTATAACGCTCCCGTGCCTTGAATCGAAGGTTTCCGGTATCGAAGTCCGGCTCCATCTTAGTCTGAAGCGGCGAGCGAACAAACATCTTGGTGCCGTTCGGTACATCCGTTTTAACAAACCATGCATCCGTGTCAGTGAAGCGACGGTTAATGAAGAAACCTTCAGGAACCATGCCCATGTGACGGGTAGCATTGATGGCGTTGTTGTTCGGATTAGCCTGTGCAGCACTCGTCTGAGTGTTACCGGGGCTAGAAAGAACACGATCCGCAACCGCCCAGTAATCAACCGGGATGTGCAGTGAAACAGCACTTGCACCAATCAGAATACCACGATCATCCTTGATCTTCTGAATCGACGTAAGAGCGGTTTCAAGAGTTGCTTCCGACAGATCAGACGCAGCCAAAAGGTTAGACTGATTACCATCAGAAATGGTCGGATGAGCAGCCGAGAAGAACGCAGCACCGTCACCAATGGTATCAG